ATATATGAGAATATTTACACATCGAAACATTGAAGGGATCGAGAAAATGGAAAAAGTTGTAGTGTTAAACGAGGAGCTAAAAGTAGAAATATATGAACACAGCAGAATAGTTGATAAAAAAGCTGATCCATATAGAGCGGTTCTTATTAGAAAAGAAGCGGGCAAGCACGCTCCAAACGGTAATGGCGATTTGATCGCAGTACAACGAAAAAGTGGTGTGTACGGTAAATGGGAAAACACTCCCGGCACTTGGTACGCAGAAACTTTGTTGGGTACTGACGGTGATGGAGATGACGAGCCGTCTTCAGACGATATTTCAATAGACGGTGACGAATGGGTGGTTGAGGCTGGGATGCTTGATGCGCTCAAAGCTTACGTCAGGATCTTGATTGATGAAGGCAACTTCATGACTGACGAGCGTCAAGCCAAAGTAGCTGATATTCGCCAAAGACAACAAAAGATTTTTGGTGACAACGTGGTTAAGAGTAGAGAAGAAGACATTCTAGCTACCTACAGTAAATGGGGGGCAAAGTAAAATGAGAAAATCGCAATTAATCAACAACATTTTTATTTACAGGCTCAATCAGGGCCAAACGGTTAAAGATGCGTCTGTAGATAGGAAGGTGTTGTTTAGGAAGTCAGTTGATCAATTGAAGCAAATCATGCGCGTTGAGTATGAACTGGCAAACAAAAACGAAGGAGCCGCGTAAGCGGCTCTGGGGGATATAAAGAATATGCAAAAAACTATATATGTCGAAGGCGAAAAAATTGTGATTAAGGCAAAGATGTCAACTTCAGTGGGAAACTTTGCTGGATGGCGAGTCAACATTAATGGCAATAAAATGTTCTGCAATAGGCTATTCCTGGACGAAGCAATAGATTATTGCTTTGCAAGATGGACTAAGTCGAAAACTAAAAACGAAGGAGCCGCGTAAGCGGCTCTGGGAGAGGAATTATGAGCACAACAAGCACTCAGCCAAATTGTGGGCCCACTGCCTGCGCGGTCATACTTAACCGGTCTGTTGATTTTGTGATGGATCAGTTTTCTCAGATGTTCAAAAAGACCGATCGATGGCAGGGCAGAAGCAATTGGCGGCAGCTACTGGGCTTTTTAAAGAAAAACAAAGTCCAAACAAGGGCCGCGCCGATCGGCGGCAGCCTGGCTAAATGGGTCGAGATGAACGCGCGCGCTACCGGGGTTTACCTGGTACGAGTCGGCAATCATTTCCTGGTGATCAAGGAGCGCCAGGTTTACGACAACCTGGGCTCTGGGGTGAGCGTTACCGATAGCTGGTGCAAATCCAAGCGGGTGACTCACGCCGTCGAAATAAACTAGTTACAATCAAATCAACAAACGAAGGGATGAATCATGATTAAGAACGCAATATACAAGGTAAGAGAAGACCACCCCAGCGACCACAACATCCTGGGCTACGACAAGATCATCATTTTAGAGAAGCGGAAGTGGGGCGAGTACGAGCGCCTGCTAGCGGCAGATGATTATCATGACTATGAGCGAAAGGTGACCTACTACGAGTTCGAGTACGTCTACGAGTGCTGGTCAGACGGACGGCGAGACGTATCTTCCATGCTGCACGAAGAGTTTGACGATGCGTTGATGCATTGCTACGACTTTGTCGGTTTTGTGGGCGAGGAATAGCGTGCAAAAAAGAGGGGGGGTTTTACCGCATTACTTAGAGTGCTTATAGAACTTAGGGCGGTTTAACTGAAACGTGCAAAAATAAGGGGGGGTTTTACCGCATATGAAAAGCGAGATAGAGCGTAGGCTGTGCCAGCGGATCCTGGACAGGAGAAAGGAGCTCGGGATGTCCAGGCAAGTCCTAGCAGATCTACTGAAGATCAACTACGAGACGATAAGGCAGTGGGAGACGCAGGCGAACGTCCCCAGACTTTACCGGATCTACGATCTGGCCTTCGCTTTGCAGACAAATATCGAGTGGCTTTTGCTTGGCCAGCAAACGACAAACACGAAATACCGTGTTAAATCAAAGGGTTAACCTATGTTGAAACCGTTTGTGTGGGCACCGAAAGTGCCCGATAATGAGTACGTCTCAAGATCCCTTCAAATCATGAGATAACTAAATCTAAACTTTCATGTTTTGCCCCGACCTCAAAATCGGGGCCTTTTTTTGACAGACTTAGCACGGGCCGGTACTCCTTTTAGTACCAAGATTAGGCGGTTCCGGCAGGGCTGCCTTTTTTTATGGATGAGATTATGGAAGAGGCCACGACAGACCGGGTAGCTGATGTTGTGGTAGTCGGCAGCGCGGCCGCCGTTTTATCAAACATCGAGTCGATCGCGTTAATATTTTCTCTGGTGGCCGGCGGCACCTATTACACGATCAAGGCCGTCCAGGCACTAAAGAACAAATGAAATACTTTACCGAACAGGAGCTCGAGTGCCAGCACTGCGGAGAGCGGGCCATCGACCCCGACTTCATGGACATCATCGAGGACCTCAGAGAGGAGCTCGGCTTTCCTTTTGTGGTGACCAGCGGGTACCGGTGCCCAGAGCACCCCATCGAAGCGAAGAAAGCCAAGCCAGGATCACACAGCACCGGGATGGCGATCGACATAAACGTGACCGGAGAAAATGCTTTTAAGCTAACACAACTGGCGATGGCGTCAGGGATCAAGCGGATAGGCTGGAACCAGAAGGGCGAACACTCAAAACGATTCGTTCACCTGGACACGGCAGACAGTGACGATTTTGCAGCACCGACAATCTGGACATACTGAATGGAAAACATAACAAACATTATTTTTGGGATAACGAGCATCATCTCGGTGGCCGCGATCATCGCAGCGTCGACCCCCAGCACAACCGATGATGAGTTTCTAGGCAAGATCATGAAATACGTCAACGTCATCGCCCTGAATATCGGCAACGCGGTCAATGAAGAAGCCAAGAAAAAGAAAAAATAGTCCCCTAGGCGTCCAGAAGGATCACACCACTTGCGCCAATACCCTTCTGGGCGTCATCTAAAGTAGAAAAAAACAGATGGCTACAGGCAAAAAAACGGGCGGCCGGAAGAAGGGCACGCCGAACGCAAACAAACAGGAGCTGGTCGAGCTGCTCAACGATCATTACCCAGGCTACAACCCGGTAATCCAGATGGCCGGCATCGCCCAGGACGAGTCGATCGAGATGGTTCACAGGGTCCAATGCGCTAAAGAGATAGCGGGTTACATATTCCCTAAGCACAAGAGCATCGAATCGAATATCACGGGCAACATGAGGCTGGTCGCGGTAGACATGACCGGGGTGGAGGAAGAGCACGAAGACGATAGCTGAGCAGCAGGCACACAGCGTGCTGAGGTACGCCCCCCAGGGAGACGTACTCAGGCAGTTTCACGAATCAAAGAAGTTCGTCCGGTGTCTGATCGGGCCGCTGGGATCAGGGAAGACCCAGGCGTGTATCGTGGAGCTGTTTAACCGGATACACACGCAGAAGCCCGACGAGAACAACATCAGGCGGTCGCGGTGGGTGGTCGTACGAAACACCTACGTCGACCTACAGAGCACGACGATAAAGGACTGGCGCGAGGTCACCGAGCCCCTCCAGATCGGCCGGTTTGTGAACGGATCGAACCCGACTCACTACCTCGATTACCATAGGAGCGACGGGACCAGGGTCATGAGCGAGGTCCTGTTCCTGGCGTTTGATCGGCCGGACGACGTCAGAAAGATCAGGGGTCTACAGCTTACGGGCTCGTGGGCTAATGAATGCAAAGAATTGACAAAGCCGGTGATCGACATGCTGTTGGCCAGGGTAGGGAGATTCCCTTCGAGGGCCTCTTTAGGTAACTATTATTACGGGATGATCGCAGACTCGAACGCACCGAGCGCCGACCACTGGCTCGGCGAGCTGGCGCTGGACACCAAGCCGGACGAGTGGAGCTTTCATATTCAGCCTGGGGCCGTGCAGAAGATCGACGGGTCCTGGCGACAGAACCGGCAAGCAGAGAACCTGAAGAACTTGCCCGAGGGCTACTACACCAGGCAGATCAGCGCGCACAGCGAAGACTGGATACGCGCGAACCTGGCGAACGAGTTTATCCTGGTGATAGACGGCAGGCCGGTACACCCGGACTTCAGCCAGACACAACACATAGCAGATCACGAGCTCGTGCCGACACCCGGCAGGCGCCTGGTCGTCGGTATCGACTTTGGCCGTACGCCGGCGGCGGTGATCATGCAGCAACAACACGACGGCCGCTGGTTCGTCCTGGACGAGCTGGTCACAGAGAACATGGGGGCGCTCCGTTTTGGTGAACTGCTTAAGCAATTACTTAATGAAGCTTATCCCGCTTTTGATATGGATAGTTACGGTGATCCGGCGGGCAGCCAGATGGCTCAGACGGATGACCAGACCCCGTTCATGATGCTAGAGCAGAGCGGCATATACTCCTGGCCGGCACCGACAAACGAGTTTGAGCAGCGCACGACCGCCCTGGACTCAAACCTAAGAAAGATGATCGAAGGAAACCCGGCGATACTGATCGACCCAGGCTGCAAGACCCTGATCAGGGGTTTGGCGGGCGCTTATCAGTTTAAGCGGGTCAAGACAAAGGACGGCGACCGGTACCACGACAAGCCGATCAAAGACTCGACCTCACACGTTTGCGAGGCCCTGCACTATGGGTTGCTGGGCGCGGGAGAGGGTATAGAGCAGTTCAACACGGGATGGGTAGAAGAATACGAAACAGTGGAGAGCGACTACGACGGTTGGTCTCCTGATGTACAACTAGGCGGGATGCGTTAATGGCATACGAAGCACCAGAACAAGAGATCGACATCGACGAGAGGAAGATCGTCAAGGCGCTAGAGGCGAACCTGGTCGAGTCTGACCTGATCCAGGGGACCGAGGTGTCCGACCAGAGGGGACGCAATCACGAGCTGTACTCGCTCGACTCGCTGGGCAACGAGAAGGCCAACCGATCTCAGCACATATCGGCCGACGTGTTAGACGCGGTAGAAGCTCAGAAGGCTTATTATTTAGAGACATTTTTGTCTGGGCGTAACGTCGTCAAGTTCATGCCCGAGAACGCAGAAGACACGACCAGCCACCTGGCGACGGCCTACGTCGAGCACATGTTCAAGCACAGAAACGAGGGCGCGAAACTGTTACGCGATGCGCTGCACGATGCGTTTGTCGCTAAGCGATGCGCGGTCTACCTGTACTGGCAAGACGACAAGACAGACGTGACAAAGACATTCGACAATCTTGGCGCGCCCCAGCTCCAGGCACTGCAAGGGCAGATCGCACAGAAGGGCGGCCAGGTAAACGCACAGCAGAGCGGAGCGGGACCCGACGGGCTGCCGGTATTCTCTGGAGAGGCGACCGTGCAGAAGGACACCAGCAAGGTGTGCGTCGAGTTACTTCAGCCCGAGAGTTACTTTAGGGATCCGCATTGCAGCGACCTGAAATACGCGAGCTACGCCGGGTGGCACGAAGACGTGCCCAGGTACGAGTTGGTCGAGCGCGGGTTCGACGAGAGCGAGGTCATGGAGCTGCGTCTGGACTACCGGTTCAGGCGGGGCGAGGAAGATCACTCAAGGAAGTCGCACGACAGCTCATACGGCCGCAACAAGCTAAACTCCAGGACGACAGAGGCAGAGGCCGTCAGCCTGTACACGATATTCGCGTACATGGACCTGGACAACTACGGGTCAGGCAGGACAGACCGATCGATCTCGGGCACCAGACTCTATAAGTTTGTGTTTGCGTCGGGCGAGCTGCTCACACAGGAGAACGGGGCAAAGTACGCCGAGGTCGACGAGTATCCGATTGTCGAGTGGACGCAATACCCGATCTCGCACGCCGAGTTTGGTTTGTGTGAGGCAGACATCCAGGCCGACATCCAGTGGACTAAATCAAATCTGTTAAGAATGATCATCGACAACCAGGCGATGACCAACACGTCCAGGTGGAAGGCCAGGCACGGATTCATCAAGAACCCAAGAGAATTATTAGAGAACAACATCGGCTCGGTAGTCTGGATGAAGGACACCAACGCCGATCTGCAACCGCTGCCGACGACGCCCATCTCTCCGATCGCTTTTCACGTTCTGGAGGGCCTGGACAGAGAGAAAGAGCAGCGCAGCGGGCTGAGCAGTCTCGCGAAAGGCTTAAACGCTGACGCCGTGAAAAATCAAAATGCCGACGACATGATCCAGAGGCTGACCAACGCCTCAAATCGCAGGGTCATGAGGGGCGTAAGGGATTTCGCGGAGACATTTTTAAAGCCGATGTTCGTGATGATGTACAACATGGGAGTCGAGAACGACTCGGGCGAGATTATGACCGAGATAGCCGGCGAGTTTCAGACGCTCACGCCTAGCCAGTGGCCCAACCGCACGCTGTGTGGTGTCGAGGTCGCGCTGACCCCGGAGCAGGCCCAGGGCAAGGCCGCGTTTTTGATGCAGATGCACCAGATGCTGAGCTCGGACCCGTCGCTCCAGGTGCTGTATGGGTTAGAGCAGAAGCACAGCTTGCTCGACGACGTCGCCGAGCTGATCGGAGTCTCAGACACGTCGCGTTACATGCGAC